AAGTGCTCTCATATTTCCCGGCGCTGGATTGCGGAGACCAGGCGAAAACCTGCTGATCACGCAGATAGGTCAGCACCAGCAATTTTCCATCGTCACGCACGCAGAACGCGCTGGAGAACGGGACAATACAAAATGCCCAGTCGACAATGCTGCGCTTCTGGAAAAGGTGATTAGCAAGGATTGTCAGGTCGTTGCCCTGGAATCCATCAACATCAAACGAGTAGGCCAGATCCCGCACGACGCTGCCCTTCTCCTGGATAAAGAGCGCGATATTCGAAACCGCGATAGGAGGCACATCGCTGCAGCCGTTTGAGCCCTGAGAACTCAGGGAGAATGCAGACGGCGTAAGCACTTTATTCTGGTCACCGGTCACAACAAACTCACCGCCAGAGGTCAGAACAACCAGCGATCCGACATCGATAAGGTGACGAATTTCGTTAACCTGCCGACCAGCGTAGGTATAAACGATCCTGTCATCGTCCTGCGTCGGGTTGCTCTTGCCGAAGTCTTTATAGTCACCGGTACGGCTGGCCCAGATGGTTTGCGGATAAGCAGGGGATGCAGCGAAATACAGCCTCTGCTGGTAGTAGACGACCGTCGCCGGATAGCCATTGACGCTGTTCCACGCATAGCGCGCCCACTTGTAGCTGGCCTTGTCAGCCCCGACAACGTTCTCAGGGATACGAGAAACCACATCAGCGGTTGCAGTCAGCCCGTCACCGGAGACGGCAGTGATCCGCACAATGCCAAAACCACTATGCAGGTATTCCCACTGCACGCCTGTATCATCATCGCCGGTCCCACCCCAGCCATCCCACGCCATACCTTCAGTGTGTGATGGGCGCAACGTCCCGGTTTTTCCTTCGGTATTGGCGCGATAGTAGTTGCTGTCGGCGCGCCGGATATCCTCGATCGATGTGCTCTTGCTTGTTTCCCATACCGGTACAGAGTCAACGGCTGGCTGCTCAAGGTAGAACAGCTTTCCGACCTGCTCGGCGCCGAATATTGCAGAGCTCGAGGTAAGCGTGATTGTGCCAGTGGTAGCGCTGGCCCAGACAGTTTTGGACTCGTCGACGTTGATATCTTCAAACGGGCCGTTAGTTGTCTGCACATCGACGATCTGCCAGTTGTCATGCGCGTAACGGCGCAATTCTTTAGGCGGATAGGAAGGATGCACGATCGTCATCACGTCGGCGCTTTGGGTGAATTTCAGGCCGAAAACATCATTTTCTGTATAAGGCGTCGCCAGCTCGTAAATCACATCGCCGGTGGTCAGCACCAGGCCGCCGTCTTTGATGACGCGCATGTAATTGTGGCCAAACTCCAGCGCATAGGTCTGCACCGTCGAAAACTGGAAAGGTATCAGGCGACATTTGCGATCCGGGTATTTCGCCGCGGCGATGAATTGCGTTCCCGGGCGGTTCTCTACCCCGCCATACTGCCGCACAATAAAGTTATCGCACTTGCGCAGCGCCACCTGGTACTTCGCCATATCGATGCGGCCATAGAGCGATGGGGCAATTTCGCCACCTGAGAAGCTCGGTTGTATCCAGCTAACAGCCATCAGCACATCCTCGCTACGGTAAACGGATCGTCAGGCATTTGCGGTTCCTGCGATTCGTTCATGCTGTGAGAGCCAGCACTGAGGATGATCCGGCTATACATGCTCAGGGCGTTATTGCCGAGGTCGGCATTACCCGTGAGAACCATGTTAATAGCCGCGGCCAGGCGCCAGGATAGAGCCTCCTGGAAGATGGAATCGAACATATTCACGTCGGTGATGCGGGCAACATACCGAAGCCAGGCCTGTGGCAGATCGGTGTAAATCAGGCGCCCCGTGCCAGCGCTGTCCGCGCCGACCACGTACTGCACGCGCATAGCAGCCGTTGGATACCGAACACCGGGGACCGGAATTTCAATAATCTTCAGGCAGTCAGTCGGATACGTGTATGCGAATGCCCAGTCCTGCGGCGGGTTGTTGGTGTCAGCCAGCGCGATATTCTTGGTCGCAAAATTCCAGTCAAAGTCGGCCAGCACAGCATCTCGAATCGACTCGTAATACAGCGAGCATTGCCCGGCTTCTTTGCTGGCTTCTTCAAGGCTGTTGATACTCCGGTTATTACCGATGTTGCTCAGTGCCCGGTTGCAGATCTCGATAACGGAAGCCATTTAATCCCCCACATTATAGAAAAGCGGGGCCGAATGGCCCCGGCTTTTAGCACTTTATCGAGCGCTTACACGCCCAGTTCTTTACGCCGGGCATCAATCTTCTCTTTAAGAGTTTTTGCGCTGGTGTTTTTATGCGGAGCTTCGCCGAACATCTCTTCGTAAATGGTACGAAGCTGGTCCAGTTCCTGAAGCTCTTCATTGGTTGGCAGATCGTCATCCTTCACCACGACATCACCGTCGTTATGAGGGATAAGGTTTTTGCCAGCCTCCCCGGAAAACTCCACAATATCGCCAGGCTCGCAGAGCTTTCCGTTAATGAAGGAGCGTTCTTTGACGCGATATTTAGACATTGGTCTGCACCCCGCCAACAATGCCAGCGGTTACTTTGCCAGTGGTCGGCGCGGTACCGGTGACGGTGTAGTTAAGTCGGATGTAGCGCTCCAGCTTCATCGGCAGCGTGATGACCGGCGTTTTGTAACCAACGGTCAGGGATGCCAGAGGAATGACCATGGAGATCACATCTGTTGCAGAACTGAAAGACGAGTTGTCATCAGTCTGCACCGTTACGGTCAGGCTGGTCAGATTGTTGAATGCCTCAACAACCTGAATCAGCAGCGGGATATCGCCATATTTACCGACATCCTTACTGGAGCCGGTGTCAATAACGTTGGTTGATACCGCGGTGGCCGTAATGGCCTGAGCCGCGGAGAACAAAGCCTGCTGATCAAGCAACATGATTCTCTCTCCTTACGCCGTTACGGCTGATTCAGTGTTGAGGATTGCATCCACACGACGGATAGGAATGCCCAGGAAGGAAACGATCTTCTTACCGCCGTACTCTTCGATGGTAAGGTTTACGTTTTTGGCATTCATAGCCTGTTTGTGCAGCCATGCGTGGATGGTTTTGTTGGCATAGATAACTTCTTTTCCATCACCCAGCATCGCCACGTCGCGGGCATAATATGCATCCACCATCATGCTGATCAGGTCAGCACCAGTTGATGCGTCTTTGGTCAGTGTGGTCACATCGATGTTGCAGATGCGGGAAATTGAACGCCAGTCACGCACGCTCAGACCAAGATCCCACTTGAATTCGTCACGATACGCACGGAACTGGCCGCCGTTACCGTCACTTACCAGGTCGTCACCAAGGTCTTCATGCTGGAATCCAGCTACCATGCCTTCCGGATAGATCATGTGAGCAGTGTTCTCACCCCATGACATAAACCAGATAGAAGTGTTGGTAGATCCGCTACCACCGGCGCTGAATACGTTTTCTGCGCTTGCAGCTTTGCTGGTGCTCAGCGTATTGAAGCGCGGAGCCAGGCCCATGAAAGCCTCAGGCTCTGCATCGGTGTTGCCGTAGATAGCGTAGCGGGCGACTTTATTGTTGAAGCCCTGCAGCTTGCCCATGTTTTCGGAAACACGGAACGCGGCGGCGTTATTTGAACGGTCCGCCAGAGCCTTATCAACGAAGCCCAGGTCGTACAACATACCGGTTGTATCGGTCACTGGCACGGTCTGGGTTTTGGTTGGCTGAACGCCCTGGTTATAGCGGCGCCATACCGGCTCAGGAATACCTGCGCGGATGGTGGTTTTATGCTTTGAGCCGTCGTTACACGGCACATAGATCGCATCGGTCAGGATGTCGTTGGTTTTCGCCAACTGCTCCACGATGCGCGCGATTCGCCCGTTCTTGTCAGTACGATTGTAGATGTCAAGCAACGATGGCAGAGTTTGACCGATTAAAGCCATTTTTCATACCTCACTTTTTGGGATAGAAGGCGGAGATAAGGTCACTGCCGCCGCTTTCATGACCGCCGGTGACAACCTTGTCTTCTGACATTGCCTTGCCGACTTTGATAAACGCTTTAACAAGCGCCGGGTGATTACCCAGACCGGTTGAATCCAGGTATTCTTTCAGTTCTGGATCGCCGAATTGTTCCAGTGCACGCTGCGCAGCGCTGAGGTTTGCGGTCAGTTTGTCACCGCCGATCTCCTTGTCAGCCTTAACATCTGCGGCCCACTGCTCAGTGGTTTTCTGCCAGGCTTCTGCCTGCTGCTTCTGCACCATTGGCATGATCTTCGTGCCGTACAGGTCGACCATCTTCTGAGCCTGTTCATTAGTCAGGTTCAACTCACGCGCGATAGGCTCGAATTGCTCCAGCGCTGCAGTATCAAGCTCCTGGCCTTCAGCTGGCTTGAATTCGTATTTCTCCGGCGCGCCTTCTGGCTTCTGCTCTTTGTCATCAGGCTTGTCTGCTGGCTTATCACCATCAGCGGGATTATCGTCCTGAGGCTTGTCACCTTCAGCGCCATGCTGTGGCTTATCGCCTTCTGGTTTTGCCTGGTCAGCAGCAGGTGCGGGTGGCTCAGACGGTGCCGGTGCAGCGCCACCATCAGCAGGTTGCTCATTGCAAAGACGGCGATGCAGCAAACGTTCAAATAAATTCATGGTTACTCCTGTTCACTGGCCTCTGCGGCCATCTTCAGATACTGATCGGGGCAGTGCATCATGACGCGCTGAAACAGAACCAGAGCCAGGTTGCGCTGCCCTTCGTTGAATGCTGTGATGTGCGGGTCTACGTTGAAGCAGGTACCGAAAACCTGACCTTTCTCCAGTAGCCCCCACACGACGCGGCGGCCCTGCTCGCTATCCATGACGAACTTGATGTCATCCTTCTCGCGCTGCTCCAGGTCGTGCTTCTTCCGCTCGTTCTGAATGCGCAGTTTTTCTTCGTCGAAGTCCGTCATTGCTGCGACGCTCCTGCTGCGTTAGAAAGCGCTGTCAGTACGCTGGGACCCGCCGTCTGCGCTTCGCTGAGGGTCTTGGCGCCCTGAGCAGCAGCCATGCCCATAGCCACCATTTGCTGCTGTTGCTGCTGCTGAGCGCGCTGCTCGCGAACCTGCTCAACCTGTTCCTGTGGAACGATGACTGTCGGCGAGACACCGGACATCTCCGCGAATGCATCGATGGCCTGATCCACGTTGAGTTTGTCCAGCGCTTCCGGCTTGGCCTGTGCGAGTTGGCCAATGAAGCCAACGGTCTGCGACAGGCTGGTAAGACCGATAGATTTCTGCGCCTGCGCCATCACGGAGATGTACTCAATGCGCAGCGGCATGCCCTGCATAACGTCAGGCGGAGGCGGAAGCATGTTCTTGCGCGCCATAATGGAGAACACGCGATCGATAAGCGGGTTGAGAGCCTCGTCGTTCAGACGCTCCAGCACCGGCCCAAGCATCAGCAGCTTCTCTTCCTTCATCTCGATCACCGCTTCCACCGGCATAGAGCGGGTGTTGATGTTTTGCAGCATCATGAAGAGGTCGACAAAGTAGGCGCTGTTGATGGTCTGCCTAGTGTCCTGAATGTCAGCCAGCAGGTCGGCGGTATTCGGGTTTACCAGATACGCAGGCTTGAAACCGTCCTGGCCGCTCAGCACGTCGATGTACGTCACGTCGCCAGGCAACAGAGAAACACGCTGATTTTTCAGCGAGGTTGGAGCGACCATCGGCGGGTTGGTGGCCTTGTCGATCAGCTGGCTTTTGCGTTTCTGCTCAAGTTGAAGAGCTTTAACCTGGCCAAGTGCCAGCATTCCAGGGCAGGAAGATGCATAAACATCCTCGCCGTTAACCTCCCAGCGCGGAGCAAGGATCGGGAATTCATCAAATCCTGATTCTCGCAGCAGCTTGTCGGAGTCGCCGCCTGTCTCGAAATAGACAGATCGGAACGGTTTGTTCTTGCTGTCCATCTTGCCGCTGTCGCGGTTGATGTTTGGCGTGATACAGTGGTTAACCTCCACCCACGCTTCATATGTGCCGTTATCCCACATGCCCTTAACGGACGTGCTCACGTTGTCCAGACCGAATTCCTGCACCAACTGGCGCACGGTCATAGAGAACTGACGGAATGAGGTGTCGACGCTACCACGCGGGCTGTTCGCCAGGTAGTAGCTGCCAATCGGGAAAGGCATTGTGCGGATCACATCCTGGTCATCTTCCAGTACAGCCATGGCGGCGGTACCGAAAGTACCCAGGCTGGCGTACATGACAGGAAGAGACTGGTACAGATTAGACTTGTTGAACACTTCGTTCATTCGACGCTGAACGACTTCAAGCCACAGCTTCACTGGGCCGTAGTCCATCATGTCAGGGTCAGGCGTTGCCAGTTTGAACCACGGACGGGCCGGGCTTGTGATGCCTGACATCATACCGCTGGCCAGAATGCGCTGAGCGAGCGAGCCGGTAGGGTCAACAATCTTCGTGTTGCGGCGATCGTCACGGTTAACGTCAGACGTAAGGAAGCGGGAACCACGCGGGTTGATGAAGTCGCTCAGGTCGCGCCAGTGCGGCTCAAACGAAGTGCGCTCATTTTTCAGCTGTGCGAGCTGCTTCAGCAGCCGCTCTTTTTCGGTTTCCGCCATCTCTGCGCGCTCCGTTACTGACCGAGCAGCGTTTTACCGCTGGTATTGGCGGTGGAAGTGTCGCCCTGCGCCCCGGTCAGCAGCGTAGAGCTACGCCCGGCGGCCGCACGACGGCGCCTGGTTTCTTCATCGCGGGAATCGACTACAGCCTGGTCCTGCTCCTGCGGAGCCGCCTGAACTTCTGGTGCCGCAGGTACTGAAGGCTTGCTGCCAATGCACATATCGATACTCCATACGCGTTTAAATTATTACCAATTTAACCACATATGATTTATTTGTCGTAGTATATTGACCTTTTGACGATAAATTATTACCTTTTTGGTAAACACAGCATGAAAGCGCACCCCATTCCCTTCCATTGGTGGCTTTGTCGTTACTCAGATGGCGGAGTGCGCTTCCAGGTGTGAAAGCATCCGGCGTATGGCACATGCGCCGATAGCGGTCCGAGGGCTCCTTGGTACATGGCCCAGCGGGTAGCCGGAATGTGCAAGCCATGCCCTGCATGCACGACAGCGACTCACCATCGTGGCGGTACGGTGTGACACCTCGGAAGAGACGAGGATGCAACGATGAGAGCATTGGCGGAAGCAACGCCTCCCTCGCCGGGCGGTCCACTGTGGTAATCAGTGCTCTCTTCGTTGTGGCATTAGCTCAGTCGGATAGAGCAACCGCCTTCTAAGCGGTTGGTCGCAGGTTCGAATCCTGCATGCTGCACCAGAATCACACCTCAGGACTGTGATACCCGTAGTTACAGTGCAAGTTTGGCGGTGGCAGTTACCGCCCTTTTTACAGCAGGACGCCATTGCGATGACTTCATGCTGTAAACCCTGTGACACCCAGCCATGGACGGCATTTTCCATCATCCCTGTTTCGCCCGGTTCGTCCGGGCATTTTTTTGCCTGGTGACTGAGCGCTACCATATCGGTATACTCCCATAAAAAACATATGGGCTTATCATGTTAGAATCACTTAAAGAATTCACGACATCGACATTCAACACAGCAATGAATCGCGTTAAGAACCCTGCATTCGGTGCTTTCGCAATTTCATGGTGCGCATTTAACTGGAAGCAAATACTTTATTTGTTTTTTGCTGATAACGGAATTTATTACAAAATAGAATATATTTCTCAAAATAGCAGTTGGTGGAGCGTAATTATTTTACCTGCATTCTCGTCACTTGTTTTATGTGTTGGTTTACCATGGGTTAATAATGCTATAACGAAATGGCAAAGCAAGCCTCTTGACAATGCAGATTCAATTGAGAATTTCAAACAGGCGCGCATGATTCAACGCTCCACGCGATTGCAGCGCCTGAAGGCCAAGCATGACGTGACTTACGACAGAGTTAAAACTGGCGCTGAAAAAGATATCCAATCAATGAAAGAACAAATAACTGAATCTCAGGCAAGAATGGGCGAGCTTACCAGTGAACGAGACGAGTTACGTAAAAAAATAAATTTTTTAAATAAAGAAATTCAAAACCTTAAATCAAATATTGAGGACGCAAATTCAATTATCACTGAGAAGAATGAGCGCATTAGCCAGCTTGAAAACTCAAGAGAATCTTTATTGGCGCAATTCAATCTTGATATTGCATCACAGCACAATCGACAGCAATCGGCTCCTTTGCAACCGTTAGATCTATATGACAGCATCAAAACAAAAATTGACAATTCACTCTTAAAAAATGATGAGATAAATAAAAAATATATTATCAAAGATAACAAAAACAGAAAGGATTAAGCCCACGGGTCGTACTCGCTGATCACGTTGGGCTGCTTTCCGCCGGCAGCAGGGAAATCTGAACGCTTCGTCACTGGATAGGCGAATGTCAGAAGCAGCGCATCACCCTTGCCCGGCGACCGGCCCAGACGCTCTTTGATATCCTCTTTCGGCTCCATGACGATCTTACCGTCCACCCTCACCTTGTACTCTGCTGCGGACAGGTCGTCCGCCGTCTCCTGGTCGTCCAGCGCGCCGCCGAGCTTGAGCCATGTCTTACAGGCGTTGAACATTTCGCCTCGCTTATTCAGCATCTGCGGATCTGCCGATGCGCCGCCGAACGGCACAAGCTGCCATGTGCGGCCCCAGCCATCGCCGATGGACTTCAGCCCTGTGCCGTATCCGAAGTCGATAAACACCGCGTCAGCCTGGTACTGGTCCTCAAAGTCAGCGATACGCTTCGCCATAATCAGATCGTCGGTGGTCTTGTTGCCGGTCCAGAGCACTTTGCTGTGCAGCCCCTGGCGGAGATAAATCACTGCATCATCCACGCCGGAATATGCCGGGTCGACGCCGATTATCCGCGGGGCGTGGGCCACCTGCGCCGCGGTAACGACTCGCTTCATGGCCTCATCGGTCAGGCCGGTAGGGATAAACTGCAGCTCTGATGCATCCGGGAAGATCCCCCGCACGCGGACCTTCACAAAGTCGCTGTCCTCGCCGTAGTCGTCCACCCATTTCTGCAACTGCTGCTTGTTGGTGCCTTCGACGGTGCGGCTGTCGATCTGCGCGCACTTCCAGCGGTGTTTATATTTGCGGAAGCACTCCCGGAATCGCCCGGTGTTGCGCGTCGGGTTACCGAACGCCACCCAAATGATTTCGGTGTCTTCGTCCGTCAGCGCACCCTCGGCAACCTCCCAGACCAGATCCGCGATGTTGGATGCTTCGTCGAACACCACAACGATGCGCTTGCGCTCGTTGTGCAGGCCAGCAAACGCCTCGGTGTTGTGCTCAGACCAGGGAATAGCATCGGCTCGCCAGCGTTTGTCATGGCCAGGATCGTTGCTGTACATCGCGGTGGCGGTACAGGTGAACCACTCTTTCGTGATAGCCAGGTTCGACCATTTGATGATTTCCGGCCAGGTCTTAGTGCGCAGCTGATTGTCGGTGTTAGCGGTCACCACCACCTTGCAATCTTCACAGGTGGACATGGCCCAGTTAATCAGCATCGAGATGAACGCAGATTTTCCGATGCCGTGGCCGGATGCGCGGGAAATCATCAGCGGCTGGTGACGAGTCGCGGGATTCTGCAGGTGCTCGCCTATCTCGCGGAATGCGTCAGCCTGCCACTGTCGCGGCCCGGAGGCGTGCGCCAGTTCTGTGCCATCCTCGCCCCACGGGAACGCATACAGCGCATAGCCCAGCGGGTCATGGGTGAAGCTGGCGATATCTTCGATCAGCTGTTCTTTCAGCTGCTCTTCCGGGGATAAAGCGGCGTCTGTCACTGGTCACCACCATTGCGCTCTTTCAGGCGCTTGCGCGCGGCGGCCATGCGGTCGGCGATAGTGACGTTCACGTTAACTTCCATGCGCTCTTTGAACGCGTTAACGTCGACGTGCTTACCGATTAGCTCGAGGTTCTTCACCTTGTCGGGCCATTTCACCTTCTTCAGGATATGCTCGACATCCTCAACAGAGAGATCAGCCTCGCCATTCTCTTTTTGCAGAGAAGCCTGGGTCGTCTTGATGGTAGCGATATCCATAGCACTGAGAGAGGTACGCCAGACCTTCGGCCATTCAGCGATCGGCTTCATCCCGCCGTCATCGTTCAGGATATCCAGCACATCCATCTGGTCGATTTCCACCAGGCGCAGCAGCACGTAATCGGCGCTGACGCGCAGGCGCTTGTTGCGCTCCTCCATCAGCTCAGCGATTCGTTTCTGGATACGCTCATCACGCATCATTGTGCTGGCTTTGACGTGGGCAGACTTTGGGGAGAACCCGGCATTGATGGCCGCCTGCGTCTGATTTTCAGGGCATTTCACATACTCCTGGGCGTAGGCTTCCTGCATCACCGTCAACGGTTTGTACTGAGTTGATTTGCGCTTCGGATCCTTTGGCATGGTAAACACCCCGAAAATAATTACCTTTTAGGTAATAATACCATGCCACCAGCGATGTTACATGATCGGAATATCATCATCACTCACCCACCCGGCCCGGTTTATCAGGTAGGTAACGACACCCCGCACTTCAACATCGTCCAGGGCTTCCCCTTCCAGCGCCTCACCATCATCAGTGATCAGCGCCTGCCCACGGACGACAGCGAATTCAGTTTTCCCGGCATATGCGATAAGGACATGATCACCCTGCTTTGGCCTGCGGCAGACATCGACGATGGCATAACCGGCGGCAGTCTCCAGGGCGCGACAGTTGGCGTCATACTGACAAAGGCGGGAAACGGTTAGCGTTTGCTCAACGTAGTCTGCGGCAGGTGATGGAAACCCCATGATGACCTCACATAAAAATACTGTATATTTAAACAGTACAATCATGCGAGGATTTAGTCAATCTGTCGTGACATGTCACAGCGGTAGTTTTGTTTCGTGCCAGCCAAGAGTGGCCCAGCACTGAGAGTCACCAGCGCAAGGGCAGGATGCCACCGGCAGTTGATCGCCGCACTTGCCACAGCGGCGTTTGCTGATGGCGTTAATCCGGCCGCGCACCCGGGCATCATCCTGGCGGATCAGCAGCGCGATGTACTCGGCCATTTCGTAGGGATCGCGACCAGGGCGCCGGGCAGCGCAATTACGCGCCAGCATTTCCTGCTCCTGTTCATCCAGCACCAGTTCAATTTTGCGCTCACCGGCGGCAGACTGCCGCGCGCGCTGCGCGGCCTTGCGTTCTGCTGATGTCTTAGCCATTCTTCCTGCCACCCTTTTCGCGATTCTCTTTCCATTTCATCTCACGTTCGATACGCAATGTTTCACCGTGTACGAGTGCATAGAGACGATTTTCCATATCGGCGTCGGCAGCCATGCAGATTACTGACCACTGCTCAGGCGTGAACGTGAAAAGCTTTTCGCCATCTTTGAGAACTACGCAGTTAGCAGCGTCATCGCGGTATGCGTAGATATCACTCACCTTTCACCTCCTCCGGAGCTGCCGGCAGCGGCATCCAGTGGGTGACGCTTTGCAATTGCACCCTGTCGCATGGGTCATATCCGTCAATGGTAAATCCATCCCCGGAACTATACATAGCCTCGCCATAAACCTGATCTCCATCAAAGGCGATAACCGCTTCGAACTCTACCGGCATCTGCTCGCTTACCGGAATCCATTTACCCGGCACGGTGACCGGTTCACTGCCGGGTGACTGAGGGGCGGCGCGGCAGGCTTCATCTACAATGGCCTCAACTTCTTCAAGCAAAACGTAGCTGTATTGCTGTCCGCCAATCCATTCCTTGCGTCGGGGGAGTAACCGCGGGTCAGCGACAATGGCGCGCAAATGCTCAAGCCCTACCGGCACTACCGGCGCTGGCTGCGCGTGGCGATAGAGCATGATCTGGCGACGTGGGTCGGCAAATTTATTCGCTTCTCGGTCAATGCCAAACAAATAGCCGATTCCAGCAACATTTACATCACGCAGTTCTTCTTCATCAGTCCACCCCACCGGCTCGCTGTACGCTACCGGCTGCGCTGGCGGCATATCTGGACCTTTGCGAATGGCTTTTGCCAGCTCGATAGGGTCATCGTAAAGCCAGTCTCCAGTGTCAGGGTGATTGGCTTCTGCCAGTTGGGAGGCCCGCTCCAGGCCGTCTTTGTGTCCCTGTAGGTAGTCGAGAGGCATCTCAACCGGCTCGCTGTCCATTGCGACCAGCGCTATACGAGCCAGCTCCTCGGCCTCCTCAGCTGGCAGCATTACGTTGCTTCCGGCGCCATAGGTTTCACGCCATGAGTTAATTTTTTCCAGGCGCTCTCTGGTTATGGCTGATTTGGTCATTGGTTGGCTCCCCGTGAAATTTTGTGGCCCGGCGCATAGCAGCGCTGGCGGTCTTTGCTTATGCGCCAGCCAGCTTTGCGCGCCTGCTGAGAAATGTCGGTCATATTCCGGCCAATAAAATCAGCCTGCCCCTGCGGGTAGATTTTCCCTGACTGGCAACCTTCACAGTCGCAATACAAATCGGCGCAAAATCCTTCGGTTATTCCCATCACTCAGTCTCCACCTTAATGCCAGCGGCGATAATCGCTGCATCGACCTCGTCGGCGTAGTAGTACCTTAATCCGCTCGATGATTTAGCCAACTTGAATGACTCTGGTAGCTTCACGGTGACGGTGCGGGACTCCAGCCCGGAGATTCGCTGGCGCAGTGCGGCAATCTCCATCTCTGCAGCGTCGGCATAATGGACGTTTTCATGCTCCAGCGGCGGCAGGTCTGGGGTTTTCACGCCAAACAGCGCCGCCAGCGCTCGATAGTTCTGCTCGCTGTGATAGCGACCTTTACAGCGGACCAGTTTTTCGGCTGCTGCGCTGATAGGTTCAAGCTCAGAAATCAGCTGCTGTCGCTCGCATGACTCCTGCGCCAGACCAGCATTCCACTCCCGCAACTCCTCGATGTAGCGCTGCGCCTTCTCCAGCGCCTCTACCAGCGCGATGACATTGTTTGGGTTAGCCAGGGCGATGAACTCTCCATTCCTGTCTGTCTGAGCTTGGGTGAAATCACCACTATCGACATAGAGGATTGAGCCCTGAGATTCATCACTGCCTACGTCATACTCAATGCTGGTATTTTTCGGAAAATAAACCCATTCACCCGGAGTAGCCTTCTCTGCTGCAGCTTTCAGGCTCTGCGCCAGTTCGATGATATCAGTTGTCATGCGGCACGCTCCGCCTTCTGCTTGTTGTATACGGCCCAGCTAAGGGCATCTAGTTTGCGCTGACCGGCTTTGTCGAAGAGGTGAATGCCGTTTTTGCAGGCGTGCTCGGCCTTCACCTGCTCTTCCAGTTGAGCCAGTTGCTCATAAGTGAGAGCTGCAAGTTTCAGGCGGTTCCAGCCGAAGTTAGGGATACGGTTGCTCATTTGTCGGCTCCCTCGCGCAGCGAAAACACCCATGCGTATTCATCAGACGTTGCGAAGTAATTGAGTCTGTCCATGGTGATTACGCCGTAACGACCTCGCTCACCGATGAAGAACTCGCCGATCACATCATCGTTGTGAATTTTATAAGGCTTTCCGATAGCGATTAACGCTACTCCATCCTGCGTGCGCTTTTTAGCTGCCGTGAATGTGATGGTCTTTTCCCGTTCTGCTACACCATCAGCCTTAAAGCCGGCTACGATGCGATCGGTGGCGGGGGTTTTTAGCCCATCGCGCAGTTTTACGTATGCGCTCAGCATGGCCAACTCAGGCACGTCGTCAGCTTTCGAATGATAAGTATCAAGCGCTTCCATCATCAGCTTACTGAACGGTGCCGGCGCTGATTTTTTCAGCGCCACATTCTCCGCAGCCAGCTGCTTAAACGCTTTCGCCAGCCTCAGGAACTTCTGCTCTCTGATCGACAGCTCGCCTGCGCTCTCCAGCGACTGAATGAGCTCGCTTACTGTTTCGATGTTCATGCCGCCACCCATTCGATCGCCAGATAAGCCACATACAGGACGGCGACGATTGCCACCCACCCAATGATGTTTGCCACCATCACGAACAGCAGCAGTGACCGCCGGCTGTAATTCACGAAATCAAAGTCCATACTTACCCCCGCTTACCTGTTTAACTTATTGATTCAATTGATATCAATGAAGATCGTTGTTTTAGAACTCTTCGACCTTCCACCCGCCGCCGGATTTTGCCGGGAGCTTCGTTACTCCGATGATCCGGAATGGGTACTGGTCGGCTGCGACTTTGGTTTTCACCCTGGCATCGTCAGTCCAGAACCCTTTCACCTCATGCAATTCCATCTGGCCGTTTGCCAGCATCACGGCGAAGTCAGGCGTGTAGAACGTGTTGTCAGCCAGACGCAGCTTGATGCCTTCGAACCGGTACCAGGCTATCTCCCCGTAGCGCTTACGCAGTTCAAGCTGTTGCGCGTAGGACGTTTCGGTTTTGTTCATCTGGCCCGCTTTAAGCCGGCCAAGTGCCTGTAGTGTCTTTCGCATGATTTTTACCTTATTGGTAATTTACAACCATATACGGATCAATATCAATAGTCTTGCGCATATTTTATTACCCTTTTGGTAAACATTGAGGCGTAAAAAAACGCGCTTCCGCGCCGGTATTACTTGATGAGTCCTGCTGCCTTCCCTCGCCGGTATTCCTCCATCAGCCACTGTGCCGGGGTTATACCTCCGAGTGTCGCCGCGTTAGGCATACATCCGAAACTTCGACCTGGCGGATGGTAGGTATTGCCACCGGGGTATGGAGGGGTTTTTATAGGCTCTGGCTTCGCCTGGATGCTCAGAATCGGATCAGGTATCTGATGACCTGCCGCGACCTTTGATGCCCATTCTTCAAGAAGCTTACGCGCATGTTTCTCAACCTCAATCTCACTTAACTGACGCTGGTACATCGCGCGCCTGGTATCGCACACAATCCAGTACATGACAGGGTGGCGCCACGGGAATTGTTCTGGTCCGCCAGGCTGTAGGCTTTTCTCCTTGGCGTAGCGGTGAAACTCCCCCATCACATCTTCGATGCTCACGCCAAGCACCATCTTGCTGTCTTTGCACCACTTGATGAATTGACCTGGTGACGGCCAGAACGGTGATTCACTGGCACGGGCATGGCGCATTCCTGCTGATACCTGCTCGCGGGTACGGATACCACCTTCGGCGAAAGCGGCGATCCACTGGCGCTTAGCGTCGGTCTCCTGCTGTGCGGTCTTAAGGTTGGTCTGCTCTGCTGCCGGAAACAGTTGCTTGAGCTGTTTAAACAGGGCATCGACAAGTCTCTCTGCGCTGATGTTCACAACATTGTCTTGCTGAGCCTGGTGATTGTCCGGACCCATCATGCGAGCCAGGGCGCCGGCATCACGATTCTGAATTGCTGCGAATACGTTACTCATAAGAAATCCTTCCAGCCTTCAGGGCTGTTCCAGTGTGGTACTTCATCGTCAGAGCTTTCACCGCGCTTTCCTGCCGCTCTTTTTTTCCTGTTCATCAGCAGCCGGGCAAACTTCTGCTCCCACTGCACGTGTTGCATCACATTGCCTTCTGCCATCCAGTAGGTGATGAATTCGATCAGGTCTGATTTCTTGTAACCGTCAGCTGGTAGCGCATGGCCCCATGTTCTGGCGCGCATGACAAAGTCCTCTGACGGCTTCCAGTTTTCATGCATGGTGAATTTGCCAATTGGCTCTCCGATACCATCAACGACAACCGGAGGGACTTGAATTACTTCGCGCGCAGAGAGAGGGGTTTTTATTTCCCTGATCCCTGATCCCTGATCCATTCCTAATGGTACTTGTACCGTATCAGTACCGTACTCATACGGTACTATGGGTAAGCCTTTGATTTTGCTTTCTTTTGGCTTATTCACTACCTGATGTTTAAGGAAATTCGTTATGACCCCAAAATGCTTGCCATCAGGGGTGGAAAACATGGATAAATAACCACAGTTGGAAAGCTCCCGTATTAGTACCGGAATAGGAACGGATGGTTCTCGGATAGGGAAAACTGCAGCTTTGATAAGCTTCGGGTTTGCATTGAAATAGCCTTCATCATCTGCGTAATTAAGCAGACCAATAGCCAGCAAGCAGGCTGGTTCTGATACCTCTGCCATGTCTTCATCGGTCCAGAACTCGGGCTTAATGGTGCGAATGCGGGCCATCAGATCACCTCCACGGCATTACCTTTTGAGGCCTCATGCATTAGCCGTTTTATCTCAGCATGGCGGCGGCGGTTAGTCTCGAGGGTGCATTCGACACAATGCCCGTTGTATACCCATCGCTCACTGTCATGGCCGTGCTTACATTGCTTACCGGTGTAGTAGCGCTTTAGTCCTGCTTTTGCCGCTTCGACGCGAGTAATGATCTCCATAGTTCCTGTCTCACTCTGGTTGTGGTTACGGTAATTTTGCAGCAAGCCAAAAAAAGATCAACCGTATTTGGATAATTATTACCAAATTGGTGTGCATGGAGAGGTAGGAGCCGCCTGGGGGTGGCGGCGAGGGTGAGTTTTGAGGATTAACGTTCGTGGAACCAGAGGACCAGGTCGGATTTTGCGGAGATCCACTTACGGGATTTGCAGGCTTTAAACAGTCTTTCTAACAGATGCTTACGTGGAATTCTTCTACGGCCAGTCAGGTGAACCTGAATGTAGTGGCTGGTCGTGCCGGCGTCACTTGCGAACTCTTCTCGCTCAGCCGGCGAGAGGTCGAGCCAGCAGCGTTTGAAGTCAAATTTTTGCACATCGCTCATATTTTTTTAGTCCCGGACTAACTTTAGACAGCCTGATTATTACCAATCTGGTGTAAAAATCAATGACTGTTACCTTTTTGGTAAGTTTACCTTTATGGTAATATTCTATTAAATTTAATCAGTTAGGTAACAATTTCAGGCTAAAAAAATAGAAATGAAAAGCATCTACGACATAAGACGCGACAACCTCAATGAGATAATCCGGAAGGATTTCGATAACACGCAACTCCGGTTTGCCGAGAGAATCAAAAAATCAGCTAACCTCGTTAACAGGTGGAGCAAGGGGACAAAAAATATCGGCGCTAACGCGGCACGCGAGATCGAGTCGTTCGCCGGGAAAGGTCGTTTCTGGCTGGATATCGACCATCTGTCAGATACCCCGACGCTGCCGGAGATTATCGACCCGCAGGAATGGAGTGTGGAAAAGCAGGCAGCGTTTACCCTGGGTGTATGGATGGGACAGCATCCGGATCTGAACTCAGAGAAAAAGGTTTCGGAAGCGGCCGGCATCGGCCAGGCGACCGTAAATCGCATCCTGAACTGCGAAGGCTCCACCAGCATTGGAGTACTGTCGGCTATCGCCAGGGCGTTCGGCCGCGATGCATATGAGCTGATCCTGCCGCCTGGAAATGCTGGTCTGATTGACTATGACCACCATGAATACGCCGGGCTGCCGCAGGAAGAGAAAAACAAGATCGCCGCCTTCATCAAGTTCATCGTCAGCCAGAACCAGTAACCTCTAACCTACCTGTCACTCCCTGATGGGATAACTCCCCGCGCCTCATACACTTACCAAAATGGTAAATTTTTCCACGTCAAATCTATTGACACAACCATAAATTGATCAGATTATTACCTTAACGGTAACAACAGGGCGTTGAATTACCAGAAATCCACCACTTGGTGGTTTTCTCACACCCCTGATATTTACCAAATGGTAATAGTGAGGTGTGTATGCAATGGCAAATCATTAACGGCTGGTACTGCGTTACGGCATGCGGGCTGATGGGCTGGAAGTTTCGCACGCTGCCGGAAGCAATCAGCTGGGCGTTCGTCAGCAAACTGGCAGCAAAAACGGAAATGGGTATGGGGGTGAGCAAGTGAACATTCAGCAGATTAATAACCTGAAAAAAATCATGAACAACATTGACGGCGACTACCAGCTTAACCAGATGCTGTATGAGCGCCACGTCGAGCTTATCGACGCGATCAAGTTCCATCAGCTGCAAAAGCCATTCTACGAACTGGAGCGCAAAGGCGTGCGCAGCGAGATCCTGGAAGAGCTGATGATGAGCTCTGAGTTTGAAGAATGCCTGGCCGCATATCAGCGGGAACTCACCGGCATCATTGCCAAGTGGGATCTGGCAGACCAGCTTGATACGGCGAGGAACGCAGCATGAGCAAACAAACAGGTGGACCAGCCTTCCCGGTTGCCGATGGTGCCGCGCATCGGATAGCAATGCAGCTGGCCGGTGACGATGAAGCTAAATACATTGCCGAATCAGCAAAAGCACTGGCCGGAATGACGCTGCGCGATTACTTCGCTGCTAAGGCAATGGCGGCAATTGTACGTAGATGGGACGGACACTCCTTTGGTGGAGGGACAAACTCTCCGCAGTACAAAGAATTATCAGAAGATGCGTATCTAATTGCTGACGCAATGCTAAAGGCTCGGGAGGAGTGATGACACCAGGAATTTACTTCGATATCAGCAACGAGGACTACCACGCCGGCGACGGCGTGAGTAAGTCACAGCTGGATATGGTGGCGCTGAGCCCGGCCCTTCTGCAGTGGCAGAAATCAGCACCTGTCGATACCGAAAAGTTGAAAGCTCTGGATATGGGAACTGCCCTGCACTGCCTGCTTCTGGAGCCGGAAGAGTTCGATAAGCGCTTCATCGTGGCACCGCAGTTCAACCTGAGAACCAACCAGGGGAAAGCAGATCAGGAAGCCTTCCTGAAAGACGTCGAGAACATGGGCATGACGGTAATGGACGCCGAACAGGGCCGGAAGCTGAAACTGATGCGTGATAGCGCAATGGCGCACCCGGCAGCGCGATGGCTACTTGAGGCGGAAGGATTCTGCGAAGCCTCCCACTACTGGACAGATCCGGAGACTGGCGAACTGTGCCGCATACGCCCGGACAAGCGCCTGAAGAATCACCCTGTCCTGCTGGACGTGAAGAAGGTTGCCGATATGGAGCGTTTCTCGCGCCACATTGAGGAATTCCGGTATCACGTACAGGACGCGATGTACCGCGAAGGTGCGCAGCAGACCACCGGAGATCCGCATGGATTCTTCTTCCTGGCAGTGAGCGAAACCATTGACTGCGGCCGCTACCCGGTGCGGGTTTTCGAACTGGATGCGCAGGACGTGGACACAGGGCATGCGCTCTACCGCCGGGATCTGAATACCTATCACCAGTGCCGCGAAACAGGTGACTGGGGTGGATTTGAAGTTATTAAACGCCCTGAGTGGGCACGTAAACAGGATATGTACGTATGAGCAACGATATCGTAATCACTTCTCAGCCAGGTGCTACCGTCGGCACCGCCGCGGCAATCTTCAGCCCGGAAGGGATGGATCGCCTGGTGCGATTTGCCACCCTGATGGCTGACAGCAAAGCCACCGTTCCGGCGCACCTCGCTGGAAAGCCAGCTGATTGCCTGGCAGTCACTATGCAGGCGGCGCAGTGGGGAATGAACCCGTTCGCGGTGGCGCAGAAAACCCATGTGGTTAACGGCACGCTGGGCTATGAAGCGCAACTGGTTAATGCGGTTGTCTCTTCCTCAAACCTTCTGGCCACTCGCCTGAACTACAAATGGGATGGCGACTGGTCAAAAGTAAGCGGGAAAACCGACAAATCTCCGAGCCTGACAGTGACAGTGTGGGCAACCCTTAAAGGCGAATCTGAGCCTCGCACCCTGACCATCAGCATGGCGCAAGACGGAGTGCGCAACTCACCCCTCTGGGAGCAGGATCCGCGTCAGCAACTGGCTTACCTGTGCGTTAAGCGCTGGGCACGCCTGCACGCCCCTGATGTTCTCCTTGGCGTCTACACCCCTGACGAATTGCAGGAAGCAGCACCGCGTATTGAGCGCGATATTACGCCAACACCAGCGACTGCATCTGGCATGAACAAGCTGATCAACACGAAGCCTGAACAACCGGCGGAAGAGAAACCAAAGAGCAGCGACGACCGCGATCCAGAAGAAATTCTGTGCGCTTTCACTGACGCAGCGATGAACTACAACACGCTGAAGGACCTGGACAACGCTTACAAATACGTTGCCAAAAAGCTCGCTAACGATGATGAGCGTCTGGCTAAAGCTACCGACGTCTACAGCATCCGCCGCGAAGAGCTGAATCAAATCCCGATGTAATCACCACCGCGGCGCGCCCGGCGCCGCACTGAAAAAAGAGAGGTAACAATGAAAGGTGCATTAGGCAAAAAGGAACTGCTGGCGGTGGTGCCTGTATCGATGAGCACTATCGACCGCATGGAGAAAAACGGGGAGTTCCCTAAGCGTTTCTGGATCACAGACAAGCGCTGTGCCTGGAACAGCGAAGAGATCGAGCGCTGGCTTGATGAACGTCAGCAGAACGGCACAACGGAGTTTGCTGGAAAAAAGCCTCCGGTTGAGCAGCGAGTATTTCGCCCGGTTGGTAACGCGGCGTGACGTCGCTGGCGAGGTACTGGGAAAGGTGGTCAGGATGGATTCTGTACCTGGCCGCTGTATCCGCCTGGCTGTTCCTGCTGGCGGTCATTTTTCGAGAGGGTTGGATACGATGAATCGGATGGAAAAATACCACGCGGATTATGTCTCGCAGCGCAAAGCGCCACCTCTTGTCGCCGTAACGCCGGCGGCAATGGAGATCGAGCAGCGCGCTATTGCCCGCGAGAACAAAGGCCAGTACCGCCTGGCCGCTCGCCTCTGGCTTGAGTGCATGGATGCGGCCACTGGCGAGGTTGAGCGGGCCCGTATCGCTATACGCCGCGATCAGTGCATTGGCCGCGGGAACCGGCTTCGCCAGGGATGCTATGCCGGGATCTGCGCCACCGCCGGGGTGATTTATGACTAACCCACACGACAGCATTCGCGTAGGCAGTATCACGCTGGTTTATTCGTCCGTGCGCCGTGGATGGCTGGCGCCGGGAGGACAGGTTATCCAGAACCCGCTGAAGGCTCAGCGTCTGGCTGAACAACTGAATAGCAAGAAGGTGGCAGCATGAAAGAACGCGGAATGATTTTTAACGGGGAGATGGTGCGGGCCATCCTTGACGGCCGGAAGACGCAGACCCGGCGACCTATCAAATGGAAACAGACTCGGTTCACTGAAATTGGTGAGCGTGAAGACGGTAGCAAATGGCCGTGGAGCGAAGATGCAGAGCATGCTTTCGATTTCTGGCATCCATGTCCGTTCGGTTCCGTCGGCGATCGTATCTGGGTGCGAGAGACGTTTCAGGGGCCGCTATTCGATTTCGACCTTATGGATAGCTATTGCAAAGACTCAACTCCTTTTGAGAAGTCAGAGTTTTGTGTTTACAAGGCTGACGGCGTGCCTGCGCCAGAGTTTTACGATGCAGATGATGAACTGCATTGCTGCTGGCGACCATCAATCCACATGCCGCGCTGGGCAAGCCGCATTCTGCTGGAAATCACCGACGTGCGGGTTGAGCGGCTGAACGCTATCAGCGAGGAAGATGCCACTGCCGAAGGCGTTCCGCCTGCAGGGAGTTTGCTTCCTGATTACCCGGGAACATTCCTGACTCCGAAGGGTGATTTTGCAACGGCCAAGGTTGCATTCCAGCGCCTGTGGGAATCCATCTACGGCGAGGAAAGCTGGAAGGCCAACAGTTGGGTTTGGGTTATTTCGTTTAAGCGCGTTGAAGGCGGTGCGGCATGAGCAGAAAATACACCCTGATCTATGCGGATCCGCCATGGGCATACCGCGACAAGGCAGCTGACGGTGACCGCGGCGCCGGTTTCAAATATCCGGTTATGAACGTTCTGGATATCTGCCGGCTGCCAGTATGGGAGCTCGCCGCCGAAGATTGTCTTCTGGCTATGTGGTGGGTACCGACTCAGCCGGTAGAGGCGCTGAAAGTCATGGAGGCCTGGGGGTTCCGCCTGATGACCATGAAGGGATTCACCTGGCACAAGACGAACAAGCACAAAGGGAACAGTGCGATCGGCATGGGCCATATGACCCGGGCGAACAGCGAAGACTGCCTGTTTGCCGTGCGCGGGAAACTACCGGCCCGCATGGATGCCTCAATCTGCCAGCATGTCACGGCGCCGCGCCTGGAGAACTCGCGCAAACCGGACGTTATCCGCGAGAAACTGGTGCAGCTGCTTGGCGATGTCCCGCGCATTGAGCTCTTCGCCCGCCAGTCGTCTCACGGTTTCGATGTGTGGGGGAACCAGAGCACGGCGCCGGCGGTTGAGTTGCTGCCCGGCTGCGTAGTGCCGGTAGTGAAGACGGAGGCCGCATGAACATTGCCGAAGAGGCCTCACTGATACGACAACTCGAAGAGGCGCGCGCCATTATCAACCAGAGGAATGGTGAGATCCTTCACCTGCAGAGAGAAGCGGCGCGCTACCGTGAGCAGCGGGATTCTGCAAACGCGATGGTTAAGTTCCTGCGCGGACTCTTTGAGAATTCTTCGCAGGCGACACAATGAGCCGCCTCCGGGCGGACTATTGTTCATTCATCCACTTTTCAAATGCAGACGGGGAGAACGGCACAAGGTCGTAATGCTCCCCGTTTATCCATGCATCAACCATATTTGCCCACTGCTGCAGCATGTAGGCCCGCTGCCGGGAATACTCGGCCTTGTTGTAAACCGCCCTCACGCCCTTCTGTTCATGCGCCAGCGCCTTCTCTATCCAGTCTGACGGGAATCCCGCTTCATGCAAAAGCGTGCTCGCTGTACGCCGCAGGTCGTGCACTGTTAGAGGTTGCAGGTTCTCCCCGGCATCCACTGCCGCAGCAACCGCGCGATCGATGACTGAGTTCAGAGCGGCATTGGATAACGGCTTACTGGTGCTGTAGCGCCCGGGCAGAAGATAGTCACTCCCGCCGGCACACATCTGCAGGCCTACCATCAGATCCTGCGCCTGAGGAGGAAGGTAGATGACGTGCGACCGGCTCCCCTTCATCCTGTCAGATGGGATCGTCCAGGTTCCTTTGCTGAAATCCACCTCTTTCCACGTCGCCATGATGAACTCGGTTTTGCGCACCATCGTGATCAGGATGAGCTTCACAGCCAGTTTTAAGGTTGGCAACGTGCTGACGGTATCGAGCGACCTGAAAAGCACGCCGATTTCTTCAGGCTGCAGGCAACGGTCACGCGGTTTAAACATGGCGATCGCTGAAGGTTTGATATCTGCGGCCGGGTTGAATAACCCGTGCCCGCGGTCATTGGCGTACCGGTAAACGCTGCTGATGATTTCACGCGCCTGCACCGCCGTCGCACGTCCGCCGCGCTCGACTATCCGATCGCAAAGATCACGCACCATAGGGGTCGTTATCTCGGACATCATTTTGTTTCCGAGAACAGGCAAAATATCCCGGTCGATTACTGATTGCTTCATAGACCGCGTGCTGTCGGCCAGGACCACATGTTTCATGTAGGCGTCGGTATGTACCGTAAATGTTTCGGCGCCGCGGATCCGCTTGATACCGTCACGCTTCGCCGCAGCCGGCGACTGGCCTGCGTTCAGCAGTTTTTTAGCGGCTATCAGTTCATCCCTGGCTTCAGCCAGTGTGATACCGTCACGACCATACTGACCGATAACCAGCGTCTCCCGGCGGCCGTTGATGCGGTAATCGTAACGAAACGAGATGGTGCCTGAGATCAGCACGGCTACGTATAGACCGTCGCGATCGGAGACCTTGTACAT